TTTCAACGAATACAACGAAAAATTTCAGCAAGGTTTGACCGTCGATGGTGAATTCGTCCTGTATCCGGGACGTCGCGCCCTGATCCCGACCGGATGGGTTTTCGACATCCCGGTTGGCTTCTCTATGCGAATTCATCCGCGATCCGGTATCGCTTGGAAGAATGGCGTAACCTTGATGAATGCTGAAGGTGTGGTTGATTGGGATTACACCAATGAGACGTATGTCATGCTGGTCAACAATTCTAGTTCGATGTTCGNCATCAAGAATGGTGATCGGATNGCCCAAGCGGAAATTANCATNGTGTTCGACACTCGCTTCCGTCANGTCTCTGAAATTTCGCAGAAAACTGATCGAATCGGNGGTATTGGTTCTACCGGTGTATGAGTAAATTTGAATATGAAGATGGTCGCCTTTGGTTAGGCGACTGTCTTGAATTGATGAAAGACATTCCAACCGGCTCGGTCGACATGAATGCATTTTAATCCTGAAGTGTCCCATTTACTAAATAAGTTTTTAATAAACAACAAGGAAGTGGGACATGGACGAACAAAGTATTGTGTCAATGTATGTTGATGACAAATCTACACTTAGACAAATCGCTAATAGATTTAATACTGATCATCACCGAATTAAGAGAATCTTAGTCAAGAACGGTGTCCAAATTACTACGAAAGGTAGGAAGAGACTTCCGTTCACTGACGAACATAAATCAAAGATTTCAGCATCTATGAAAGGTAAACCGGGAAACTGGAAAGACAAAAAAATGCCTTTGACGAGCTTGTTTAAAAACATGAAAGCTCACTTGAAATATGATGTTGAACTAGAATTTTTGATGAAGTTTGATATTGACCGTCTCAAAATGCTCAACCGCATGATCAAAAAGGATCGCATGAATTTCGATACAGAAACTTATGTTCAATACATCGAAAAGTTTCACGATGACGATCAGTTTAGGAATGTTTATGACATATGGGTTAATAGCGAACAAGACAAATGGGCGCTGCCGACATTGGACCATATAACGCCTCTGGCAAGGAACGGTTCTAATGATTTGTCTAATCTACAGGTTCTCACTTGGTTTGAGAATAGAGCTAAGTGCGATATGACCCAAGATGAATGGGACAAATTTAAAATGAAAACAAATTCCTCATCAAAATATTTTCGAAAAATCTAGACAACGTATTGAATCTCATGCTATACTAGACGTTTAGACAAACCACAGGTAATAAAATCAAACATGCTTTTTCCAACGAATGTCCGTAAATACGGGAAGGAACTTCTGGTCAAGGAAGTTCATAACGGCAAGCGGACCAAAATGAAAGTCAAGTACAAGCCGTATCTTTTCATTAGCTCCAAACAGAATCAGGATGAAGAAACCCTTTACTCTACAGTATGGGGTAATCCTGTCACTCGTATCGACTTTGACGATATGAAGGAAGCCAAAGAATTCACCGAAAAATACAAAGACGTTAGTGGATTTGAGTGGCACGGAATGACGGATTTCCAATATCCGTTCATGAATGACAACTATTCCGGTGAATTCGACCCCGAATATATCAGGGTGGCTTCTGTCGACATTGAAACCATGTCCGATGATGGGTTCCCTGAACCTGATCTTGCCGACAAGATGATCACTGCCATCACCATCGCAATTGACGGAAAGTTCGTTGTCGTTGGGATGGGTGACTATGTTCCTCATATTCCAAATGTTCGATATATCAATTGTAAGGACGAAGAAACCCTTTTGATGACGTTCATCGAAGAGTTTGCCTCTCTGGATATTGACATTGTCACCGGCTGGAATGTCGACAAGTTCGATATGACCTATATCATCAACCGCACTCTTCGCATTTTGAATGAGAATTGGGTGAAGAAGCTTTCCCCATGGGGAATTGTTCAGTCCAGAACAAAACGTGACGTCGAAAAGAACGAATTCGAAGGATACGATGTTTATGGCATCGAAGTTCTTGACTATCTGGACCTGTATAAGAAATGGACTTTCGTCAAGCGAGAATCCTACACTCTTGATTTCATCGGTCAAGTCGAAGAGCTTGAAGTCACCAAGATCGACTACAAGGAACTTGGTTACCGCAACCTTCATGAGCTATACACGCAAAACTATCAACTGTATATTGAATACAACATTCAGGATACGGACGTCGTCAATAAGCTAGACGACAAATTGAAGCTTATCGGTCTGGTACAGGCTGTAGCATATGAAGCAAAGATCAACTACACAGATACGTTTTCCCCGGTAAAGACTTGGGATGTGATCATCCACAACCTTCTCATGTCGAGAAACATGGTTGTCCCACAGAACAAAATGTCTGTCAGGTCTGATGACTTTGCCGGTGGTTATGTCAAGGAACCTATCCCCGGCTTGTATGAATGGGTGGTAAGCGAAGACTTGGACTCGCTCTATCCGCATTTGATTATGCAGTACAACATTTCGCCAGAAACCTATAGAGGAAAGATGACTCTTCCGGGTGTGACTGTCAATGACGTCATTGAAGGCGCGCTTCGTAACGATTCAATTCAGTCTTATTTGAAGGAAAACAATCTGGCGATTGCTCCAAATAAGACTTTGTGGTCGCGTGACAAATTGGGGTTCCTCAATGAGCTAATGGACAAGTTCTATAAGGAACGCAAACAGTTCAAGAAAATGTCAATTGAGAACAAGGATAAGTTCGAACATACCAAGGAAGCCCAATATAAGAAACTGGCAGTTCTTTATGACACGATTCAGTTGGCTCGAAAAGTCCTTCTCAACTCTGCATATGGTGCACTGGCTAACACGTTCTTCCGTTGGTATAATGTCGACTTTGCCGAAGCCATCACCACTTCTGGTCAGATGGTCATTCAGATCACTTCGCGCGAAACAAACAAATATTTCAATAAAATCCTTGACACAAGCGATATTGACTATATAATTGCGAACGATACCGATTCGATGTATGTGCATTTCGAAGGTATCGTCAACAAGTTTTGCAAAGGCAAGACTAAGCAAGAGACTGTCGATTTCATCGACAAGATGTGTAAGGAAGCGTTTGAACCGTTCCTTGGCAAAGTCTTTAAAAGCATCGCAGATGAAACAAATGCATATGCCGTGAAGATGAACATGAAACGAGAAGCAATCTCGGATCGTGGCATCTGGACCGGGAAGAAACGATATGCATTGAACGTCTACGATCTTGAAGGCGTTCGATACGAACAGCCAAAACTCAAAGTCGTTGGTCTTGAAGTTGTTCGTTCAACGACGCCAGCGGTGTGTCGCGATAAGCTGAAAAAGTCTATCAACATCGTCCTGAACGGGACCAATGATGACCTGATCGACTATATCGAAGATTTCCGAAATGAATTTTTGCAGATGCCTTTTGAGAAGGTAGCTCGAAATTCTGGTGTCAATGGTGTTGGAAAATATTACGACGCCACGACCCGATGGAAATCCGGAACCCCTGCTCACGTCAAGGGTGCGCTGATCTTTAATGAGCTTCTTGAACAAAGAAATCTTCAAAAGGTCTATCCAAAGCTTCGCGATGGTGATAAAATTAAATATTGCTATCTGAAACAACCAAACCCGACAATGGACAAAATCTTGTCTTGTCCCGGTTTCCTGCCGGAAGAAATGGCAGATATTTCAGAATATATTGATTATGACTTGCAATTCACCAAGACGTTCTTGGACCCAATCAACAACATTTTGAAGCACATCGGATGGGAAGCGGAATATCGCCCGACCCTTGATTGCTTTTGATTAGGAGATAATAATTGAGTATTGATGGAAATCGCATCCTGTCGATTGAAATGGTCGACAATGACGCCAATGCCGACACCATTCGGGATTATCTGAAAGTGCTTCTTTCCACTCTTTGGGAGGAAGGCGAATCTTTCTCTGGAAAGCGTCCGTTCGGAAATTCCGGATGGGAATATGAATTGCTCGACACCTTGGAGATACACGACATTCCTGAACAGGATCGTATCGCCGCCATTTTTGAGGCAATCGAAGCACTATGAAGATCGTCGGTGTAGACAACTACGCAAGAGAATCCGTCGCCGATGATCTGATATGTGAGAATGTCACCAATACATACATCGGTGGCGTAATCGTCGACGCACTCAACAAGTGGTCTGGTGAAGATGGTGATCGGCTTTATAAGCTGGTCGCCAATGACTACAGACTATGGGGCGGCATGGATGAATTCATATAAAAATACTGATATACACAAAGGAGATACAATACATTAAATGTCACTACTAGAACGCATGATGAAGGCTGGTACACAAAAGACCACCAGTCTTCTTTCTAAATCTGAAATCTTTAATATCAAGAATTTCGCACCAACAAATCTTCCAATCCTGAATGCTGCACTTTCCGGTGATATCGATCTTGGCATCGGCGCTGGTGTTACCTATGTTGCTGGTGCGTCGAAGAGCTTTAAAACCCTTCTGATGCTCTATATGCTCAAGGCATATTTCACCAAATATCCAGATGCAGTTTGTCTTTTCTACGACAATGAATTCGGTTGTACACCGGCTTACATGCGCGCATTTGGCATCGATCCGGATCGCGTTGTTCATATCCCGATCACCAATATCGAAGAACTGACTTTCGATATTGTCAAGAAGCTTGAAGAGATTACCCGCAAGGATAATATTTTCATCATGATCGACTCCCTTGGCAACATTGCTTCGAAGAAGGAAGTCGAAGACACCCTTGAAGAAAAGGGTACTACCGACATGACCCGCGCCAAGATGCTCAAGAAAATGTTCCGGCTGGTCACTCCGCACCTGACGATCAAGGATATTCCGCTAGTGGCTATCCAGCACGTCTATAAGGAACAAGGTTCCATGTATCCGAAGGACGTCGTTTCCGGTGGTACTGGTGGCATTTATTCTTCCAATGCGATCTTCATCATCACCAAGTCGCAGGAAAAGGAAGGAACCGAAATCGTCGGCTGGACGTTTACGATCAATATCGAGAAGTCCCGATATGTTCGCGAAAAGGCAAAGTTCCCGTTCACTGTCATGTATGAAGGCGGTATCTCGAAATACTCTGGTATGATGGATATTGCTTTGGAAGGAAACTTTGTGGTCAAGCCGTCCAACGGCTGGTATTCCAAGGTCGATCCTGAAACCGGCGAGATTTCCGATAAGAAGTACCGGATGAAGGATACCGATTCCGCAGAGTTTTGGGGCGATATCCTCGCAAGCGAAAAGTTTAAGCAATTCGTTCGCGACCGGTATCAGCTTCATGAACTGGATATCGACAAGAGCGACAAAGACCCGGTAACGGTAGAAAGTGAGGAAGAAGAAATCGAGTGATTGAAAATATCGTATTGAGTAATCTGGTTCACAACGAACCATATGCAAGAAAGGTTCTCCCTTATATCAAAGATGAATACTTTCTTGATCTAGATGAACGATACGTCTTCAATTCGATCAATTCATTCGTGACCAAGTACAATAGCCTTCCGTCAAAAGAGGCTATTGTACTTTCCATCAATAATGACGAAAAGATCAATGAAGACCGTTTCGATAGTCTTATAGGGATTGTCCAGAAACTTCAAATCGACCCAATGTCAGATTCGGAATGGCTGGTCAACGAAACTGAAAAATTCTGTCAGGACCGCGCACTATACAATGCGGTTAGACAATCCATCGCGGTCATGGACGGAAAAGTCAAGGACATGGATCGCGGCGCTCTCCCAAATCTCTTGGCAGATGCCCTTGCGGTGTCTTTCGATGCTCATCTTGGTCATGACTACCTTGACGATTGGGAAAAGCAATACGACTACTATCACAGGGCAGAAGAAAAAGTTCCATTTGATTTGGAAATGTTCAACAAGATCACCAAAGGTGGTGTCGGTCGCAAATCGCTGATCGTGGCAATGGCACCGACGAATGCCGGTAAGTCGCTGTTCCTCACTCACCTTGCCGCTGCTAATCTCCAAGCCGGTTTGAATGTCCTTTACCTCACTCTGGAAATGAGTGAAGAAATGACCCGCGAACGTATTGACGCAAACCTTTTGGACACGTCGATTGATGATCTTAGGTCGCTTCCAAAGGAAACCTATCTCAACCTAGTTGGTAGGGTGAAGCGCAAGACCACAGGCAAGCTGATCGTCAAGGAATATCCGACTGCATCCGCTCACGTTGGACATTTCAGGCACTTCATCAATGAACTGAAACTGAAGAAGAAGTTCAAACCAGACGTCATCTATGTCGACTATCTGAACATTTGTGCGTCTTCNCGNCTCAAGGTAGGTGGATCGGTCAANTCGTTTCAGCTTGTCATGTCNATCGCACAAGAGCTTCGNGGNCTTGCTGTNGAACTCAATATTCCGATTTTCACGGCAACTCAAACAAACCGTAATGGTATCGGCAATTCCGATATTGACCTGACTGACACGTCGGAATCGATTGGTTTGACCTATGTCGCCGATATGATGTTCGCTCTAATCAGAACGGAAGAATTGGATCAATTTGGACAGGTGATGATCAAACAGTTGAAAAATAGATGGGGTGATAAGGCAGAAAATACCCGCTTTGTCATCGGTCTTGATCGCAAGAAAATGCGGTTCTATGACGTCGAAGATAGTGCCCAAGATGACATCATGCCGGATCGCCCGGTGATGGATAACGCCGATTTCGGGCAACGGTACGATAACGATGCACCTTTCGATGGTGGAAAGGTGAAGAGCAAATTTAACAAAAAACCATCCTTTGATGGATTTAGGTGAAACATACACTTTTACTAAATACTCCGAGTTTAATTATTCGGAGTATTTCAATTGGAAAAGTATGGTTTCATCTATCTTTGGTATGATCGCAAGTATAAACGATATTATATTGGAAGTCATTGGGGAACTGCATGTGACGGTTATATCTGTTCGTCAGTATGGATGAAAAATTCGTATAAACGAAGACCGCATGACTTTAAACGTCGAATCCTTCAGTACATTTTTGACCGAACTTGTATCCTTACAGAAGAACATAAATGGCTTTCTCTAATCAAAGATGATGAAATAGGTTCGAAATATTATAACCTTACTAAACATCACCCCGGACATTGGAGTACCAATGATGAATCGAGAAAAACCGCTGGTGAAAAGATCGCTGCTGTCCAGCGAGGAAATCAAAATCGAAAAGGTAAGGGTTTCACTGATGAAGCCAAAAAGAAAATATCTGACACCTTAAAAAAGACCCTTAGTTCCGATCATGAGAAGGCTCGTCTGGCGGAACAAGCGAGGGGAAATAAGAACAGGCTTGGGAAACGATTTTCGGAAGAATCTCTAGCCAAAATGTCAGCCAATGCACATACAAAAACATTCACCTTTCTATCCCCTGAAGGTGAATTGGTTACCTTCACTAACATGCGCAAGTTCTGTCGTGAACACGGTCTTAACCGTGGAAACATGCAAAGCGTTGCAGTTGGTAGAGTTAAAAGTTGTAAGGGCTGGCGATTGCCACCAACAAATTGAAAAAAAGGAAACACTAATATGCGTAGCTTTCTAGACGAACAATATAGCAACACTGTTCACTTTCGCCTTCTGGCATTGGAACGCGCCATCGACTTTTCTAAAAGTTCTCCGGATTATTTTGAAGATCAGGACATCCTCAATCTGGCGAGACGGTTTGAGACCTATATTCTGTCGGGTGTGATTACCGATAATTTCTCGGAATAATTTCATATACTGACTATTGACAGAATCTCCGGTTTAGTCTATGTTTAAATTCATAGATGTAACCGGAGATTTTTTAATGTTGGAAATTTGCCCGCGTTGTAAGAAACGAACTCTTGATCGCAGTGATTGCGGAGAGTCTTCCCTGTACCAATCTTATCATGAAATCTGTGTCCCATGCTTTCATGATGAATACGAACAGATTGATCGTGAAGGTACGAACGATCTTCCGGAAGTTCTGGCTGGTTATGGTCGTGTCAATATGAGCAACTGTTGGTGACCTTATGGAAAAGAAACAAGAACTAATTGGTCCGCGTGATGAACCTGATCAAAACCGATACATGAGCGATCCGTGGTATGGGTACTCAACGTCTCGGTTGAAGAACAGCGGTATTCGTGGTGTTCCCGAATATCACCACATAAATCAGGTTCCGGAACCGTATAGAGACTTTGATTGATGACAGAATACGTTGTGGAAAAAGAATATCCGCGCATTATGATTTGGCGCAACAACGACCTTGTTGCGGTCTTCTATGTTGAAGAAGTATATGATATCTTCGTAAAGTATGCGTTGGAACGTGGCGAAAAATTTTGGATTCCGTCCGAAGCAAGGTATGAGGAATAGCAGAAATTCCAAATTATTTGAAATTAGGTGTTGACATTGATCCTGTTTGCGCCTAATTTCAAATCATAGAGAGAACGAAGAAAGCGCCACAAAATGTCTGCCAAGCTCAAGACCACTCTTCCCGTTTACACCACCGAAAAGCTTTCCAAGACGCGCGTTGCCATCTATGCCGATGGCGAATATCTCTGCCAGCTTCAACCGAAGGAAGTGAAGGGCTGGATTGCCCGTGCCGAAGCCTTCGACAAGCGTGAAGCAGAGAACGCCGAATACTTCCTATATCGTCGCGTTGTGAACGCTCTTGAATACCTTGAAGCTCGGTCGAAGCGAGTTTCCAACATCGAAGCCAAGATGCAGTTGGAGTTGTTCTAATGGAAGACCTTCGTTTGAAATATCTTGCTCTTGATGCAGAAGTTCAGGGACATATTCATGCCGGTCTTCGTTCTGCACCAGAAACCAAGACATACAAGCGTTGGTACGCCCGGAAGCTCACTGAATTGCAGGATGCCCGTGACGCCGCCCGCGAAGAATGGAGAAAGGTGGCACCACCAGAACCGACCTATCGCGAAAAGCTTATCGCTGGTGCGAATGGTCATCCCGATCTTGAATCTACCCAAGCCGCCCGTCGTCTTTGTGAACGCAAGGGCATTGTCTGGAAAAAGGAAGTTTGAAATGACCGAAGGTTTTTACGTCACTGTCAAGAACGACAAGGGAAAGACCGGGGCTTTGCTTGGTCCGTATACGACCCACAAAGAGGCGCTTGATAATGTCTCGCGCGGCACCAAACTCGCATATGATGCCGATCCCCGCGCGCCTTGGTATTCATACGGCACGACAAAGCTGACCGCCGAAAATCTCCCCAAGTCTGTGTTTGGAGTTTGATCGATGAAGGAAAGTGACATTCTTTTCGAAAAGGGCGATTATTTCGTTCTTGCTTCCAAGGCGTTCAATGGATATGAAGTTTACAAGAATGGCGCAACGCATGCGACAAGATGTGCTTCTATCGGATATGCCGGGAAGATCGGTCTCGATAAGGCAATTCAGGAAATCGAAAGGCGACTGGTATGAACGTGAATTTTTATCTGGATTGGAGAAAGGGTGTCGATAACCATTACGGCAACCTTGACAACTTCTCTGATGCACCGACGATCCGAAACATGAGGAAAACTCTTGTTCGCGCCTTGGACGAACAAGAGAGTATTTCCAAATCTGTTGTCGACGAAGATGCTCGGAAAGAGTTTGATTCATGGTTTGAAACCGAAGTTGTAATCGGTAAGAAAGCTGTTGCGGAATTCGATGAATGGCTCGAAAAAAGGGGATTGCCTCTATGATCAAATTGACAAGACGTCAGAAGGTGTCACATAGAGATTTTGTTCGGTTCCGGAATAGATTTGATTCCGGTGAATATACGGGGTGTCGTTTCGGTCAAGCATTCCTCAACACACACTGGACCGCTGATCATCCATCATTTCCGACACTTTATTATGAAACTGATAGGCTGGTCGCCGAAAGATTGATTTATTCCCATATTATCAAATTTGACGACAAGGATTAGCATGATGAATGACATGGAAATTTGCACCAAGATCAAGGAAATCATTCCGCTTGGTGAAACGCGCAAGTTGTCCTATCTGGCACAGTGCTTGCATATCAAGCGCGATGTGATCGATGATGCGGTGTCCAGCGGTATTTGTTCCGGACTTGACCTTATCGTCGGTGTCCGTTGTGGTGCTGGTGTTGGATACCATGAACCGAAAGAATATGAAGTGGAGCATTACGAATGAACATCTACCGTTGGCGATCCAAAGCCATGCGCCAATATAATAGCGGCTTTCTCATTTCATTTGGCGAGACTGCCGATGAAGCCAGAAACCGAATTTTGGCGGGCATCAAGCCAGCGGCGAAGGAACATTTTGAATACCTGTTCTATCCGGGCTTAGACTCTGATGGCGACGAATTTGACACAATACAGGAATGGTGTGATCAGATTGTTGAAGACCTTAAGGGTGAACCTGAAGTTGCTCAATCGTTTTATATACAAGGAAGTGAATAATCCATTTTTTAAAAATAATCCTTGCGTCGTTCTGCGAATCGTGCGATAAAAGGAAACCCGGTTATCCAGATGACGTCTTGATCGACGTCATCTTTTATTATGAATCTGTGATCGTCTGACCGGACTGTGAACCATTTTTCAACATTGTTATAGAGGATAACCAACCATGCATCTTTACGACATGCAGGGCGATGAAATCGTTGAGCGCCCTACCGGACTGACTGTGATCAAGAACATCAGCGGGAAGCGCGCAAAGGCGGCACTTCAAAGGCTCAATACCGACGAAACGGGGTTTCAAGGCTTCACCCCTGAATTCTTTCTAAAGAAAGCTGACATAAGGTTTCGCTAATGACCGTCTACCTTCTGGATAATGTAGAGCCAATCTTTGGCATCAGCGAACGCGAATTCCTGATGATCGTCGATTTCGCGTTTCATGAATTGAAAATTCCAAACAAGGTCGATATTCTGTTTTCCTTTGAACAGATAGAAGACTACGTCGGATTCTGTCACAATTATGAATGTGACGATGACGAATATCAGGTCATCATTTCCCCGCTCATTGAAACGTGGGAAGAATTGGTAAAGACCATTTTTCATGAAATGACACATGTCAAGCAATATTGTTTCAATGAGTTGTCCGGTGACGTATGGCACGGAACCCCATGTTCCGTCTATGATATGGAATATCATCAGTTGCCGTGGGAAGCCGAAGCTTTCAANAANGAAACNGTTCTATACTCAAAATATGTTTTGGAGGATACCTTTTGAATACTCTCGTATATGAAGGNGATTATGTGAATCTGCGAANTTTCAANACTGTTGATGCAGCGGCACAATNTTTCCCCTTGGAATATGTCGTTGTCGACGAAGACGATTCNNGNATGATCGCGGAATTGATNNTTCTCGATTCAAAGAATGTTGGGTCTGTGTTCTCTCCCAATATTGACGTCGTTCCAAAAACCCCGAAATGTCAGATGAAATGTAATTTGATTACAAGTTATATCAACTCCAATAAGGAACCAATTTGATGACCGAAATTGTAGCCGCCGCTAAGGTAGAAGAGATTTTGAACGAACTTGCCGAAAACGGGATGGGAGAAGTTTTCATTGCTCATTCTTTCGAAGATATGACGGAAGATTTGATGTTTGATTTGAAGCAAGAAATCAACGGAAAGCTTCTTGAATCTCCTAGTGATCTGATCGTCAACAGCTTCGATCTTCTGTCGAACGGAATGTTCAAGATGGTTGTTTGCGACGGGAAAGAACTGTTCGAACTCCAATTTGGTGCATACATTGAAAAAATCGATGATGAGGAAACCGAAGTAGCATGATCAGGATTGATGATATCGAAGAATTCGAAAGTCGGGTTCT